GGGCCGCGACAAGCGCCCGGGGCTGGACGACATGCTCAAGGCCGCTGTGCTCGGGAAGCTGGACATGGTGGCCGTCACCGCCCTCGACCGTCTGGGCCGCTCGCTCCCGCATCTCATCACCACGGTCGGAGAACTCGAAGCCCTCAAGGTCGGGCTGTTCGTGCGGGACCTCGCGCTGGACACCTCCANNGGAGCGGACGATGTTGGGACTTGAGCGCGCGAAGAAGCAAGGCAAGACCTTGGGCCGTCCGAAGGTATCGCCCGGGAAGGAGCAGCGGATTGCCGCCCTCCTGAAGGCCGGGACGCCCATCAATCGAATCATGCGGCTCGCCGGGGTGGCGAAGTCCGTTGTCTATCGCATCAAGAAGGAGGCCGAAGAATGCCCGCCAACAACCAACTGACCAAGAACCCGACCGGGGGCGCGCTGGCGCTGCCCGACCTCGAACCGCGACACCTCGAACTCGTGCGGATGCTCGCCGCGGAGGGGAACCGTGAGCACACGATCCGCCGCGCCCTTGGGCTATCCCCCAGCCAGTGGAAGCGCCTGAAGGAGGCGGACGGCGAGGACGGGGACCTGAGCCCGCTACAGCTCGCCCTTGAGGAGGGCCGGGCGGACGGAGCCGGGGAGATTGTCGCCTTCATGAAAGACAAGATGAAGAACGAAGGGGATTTCAAGGCCGCTGAATGGCTCGCCTCCAACATCTTCCAAATCAACAAGGGCGACGGGAACACCGACCAGCCCCGGGTCCAGATTTTCATCAATGCAGCCCTCAGCCCCGAGGAGTACAGCCGTGTCATCAACATCAACGACCGCGACGCATAGCCGTGCCGCCCGGCGGTCCGCCGTCCTCGCCTTGGCCGTCCTGCTGCCCCTCGCCACGCAGGCGGCACCGGAGGAGCCCCGCCCATACTCCGCCTTGGATACGGTCCGCCGGGCGCAGGTCGGCACGCATTCGCCGCGCCTCGCGCCGCCCGTCCGGGTCACACCGGCGGAGCCCCTGAGCAGGAGGCCGGAGCCGTCCCGGTTCGAGCGCATGGACTGCCGCCCGGACCCCAGCCGTCCGCTCGACCGGGCCATCATCTGCACCCCAATCGAAGCCGAAAAAGTAAAGTAGATCAAGGACTTATACAAGAAATAGTCCTTGCCTTACTGTACATCCGTCCAGTATGGTTCCTCGAAAGCGACCGGACAACAGCGTCCGGCGTGTAGGTGGGAATGGCCCCTCCGGTGACGTGTTTTGGTGGCCTTCCTAGTCGTGACGACTTTTGAGAGGAGCCCGAAACATGGCAACCATCGACTTCAAGAAGGTCCCCACCGATGTTCCGCTTACCGCGGAGAACATCGACCGGCTGACCGCCCGCGCCACCGAACTTGCGACCGCCTTTCAGGCGCGCATTGCCAAGATTCAGCAGCAGGTAGCGGAGGCCCGCGACCGCTTCAGCCGCGAAGCTGAGGAGGTTGTCCGCGAAACCGAACCGGCCATCCGCACCGTTGCCCGTCAGTTCGCCAAGCAGCAAGAAGCCTCCCGCATCGCCAAGTTCCGCCTGACCATCGCGGAATCGTCGCGCGCCCAGCGCGAGGAGCTGTTGCGCCCATTCGCCAAGCTCGCCGCTGACGCTGAATTCCTGCTGTCCCTGAACCAGTCCCCAGCGCAGGCCCTTGGGCGGATCGCCCTGGGCGACACGAAGCGCCTGAACTATCAGCTCCAGCTCGAAGGGGCCGGGCCGGTTGAACTCGAAACAGCCGCCATCACCGCCATCGCCACGAATGACCTCCCGCTCGCCGCCGCCATCGCAACGGTTGTTGATCGTCGCCCGCGCGACCGCCGCCCGTTCTCCGTGGGCGACTTCGCGCAGCGGGTGTTCGGTACGCAGCACGCGGAGATTGTCGTCAAGCTCAAGGGCGTGATTCACGCTTATGAATCGGCCATCGCCGCCGACCGCGAATTTGTCCGCGGGCAGGCTGACCCGATCAAAAACCTGTCGCTGGCGCTCGCAGAGAAGGCTATTGCGCAAGCCGCAGGCGAGGAGGCCTGAGCATGACTGCGCTATCCAACATGACGCATGACGAGTTGCGCGCACTGGTCGCCGGGACGGTCCGCGAAACCCTTGTACAGCTCGGAGTTGATCCCTCCGACCCGCTTGAGATGCAACGCGACTTCCAGCACCTCCGGCAGTGGCGCGAGTCCGGCGAGGAGCTGAAGCGGAAAGGAACGCTGACCCTGTTGGGCATCTTCCTGTCGGGAACCGTGGCCCTGATGCTTGTCGGGCTCCGGGACTACTTCCAACGCTGACCCTTGAGGAGAGCGAACATGGCACAGCACAACATCACGAAGGCGAAAGCCATCCACGAGCAGCGCCAAGCCCAGCGGGACGCCCGCGTGGCGGAGCTGACGAAGGCCGCGCAGCCGCTCCGGGGCTTCATGCCTCCGGCTCCCCGTCCGAACGCGAAGCCGCGCAAGGCCCGCTGATCCGGCGATGAAGGCCAAGGCGAAGAAGCCCGGCAGGATTCTCCCCGCCCCGCGTGGTGGGGAGAATGCCAAGTTCTTCGGGGAGCACAACAAGAAGGTTGCCGTAAGGACCTGCCTGATGTGCGGCGATCTGTTCACCTCCGCGGGACCTCAGAACCGCCGCTGCACCCCCTGTTCGGAGAAGGTCGCCGTGCTGGGCCTGACCGCTGACTTTTGGTGACGAGTATGGAGACGATCCGCGCCACGATGACCCGCCGCCTGCTGGGCGAAGCCTCCGGCCCGCTGACGGGTATCTACGTCATCACGCACCGCGCAACCGGGAAGCGGTACGTGGGTCAGAGCGTGAATATCCGTAGCCGCTGGGCCGAACACCGCGGCAGCAACGGTTCCAAGCTCGCCGCCGCCCTGAAGAAGCACGGCCCGGACGCCTTCACGTTTGAGATCGTGGAGCCCTGCCCACGGGAGGAGCTGAACGACCGCGAAGCCTTCTATATCTGGGCCTTCGACTGCTTGAGCCCGAAGGGGTACAACCTCACAACCGGAGGTGGGCAAGCGCAAACGTTCAGCGAGGAAACGCGGGCGAAGTTGTCGGAATCGCTGCGGAACTCGGAAGCTCTCAAGGCAGGCGTCCGCCGCCGGGAGGCTGACCCCGAGAAGCAAGCCCGCCGCCTCGCGGCTGTGCGGAAGGCGGTGGCCGCTCCCGAAGTCCGGGCGAGGCTGTCCGCCTCCCTGCGCANNCCCGCATACACGCAGACCCGAACTATCAGACGCGCAATCGTGACCAGCTCACCCGCCTGAACTCTGACCCCACGATCCTGAAGGGGCGCCGCGACCAACTCGCCCGCCTTCACGCAGACCCGGAAGCGACGGCGCGACGAATCGAAGCCCAGCGCCGGGTCCAAGCTGACCCGACCATCTACACCATCATCCACGTCAAAACCGGCGAGCGCGACACTGGCACGCGGCTCGACTTCCGCGACCGGCACCGCATGAGGCTGGAAATGCTCGCAGACCTCGTGAATGGCAAGTGTAAAACCCACCTGGGTTGTCGCCTCGCGCGCCCGGAGGAAATCCAATGACCCAAGTTATCCGGCCCACGCCGTTTCAATCGAACGTGCTCATGATCCCCGAGCACTTCAACATCTTTCTCGGAGGCGGTCGCGGGGGTGGAAAGTCTATGGCCGCTCAGTTCCTCATCCTCCGGCATGTTCAGTTGTACAAGAATCGCGCCCGCGTCCTCGTGACCCGCCGCCGCCTGAAAAGCCTCATCGCGTTTGCCGAGGAGCTACGGGCCTTGCTACGCTCCGCCTTTGGGCAGGGCGTGACCTACAACGCCAATGAAAATGTGTTCCGCCTCCCGAACGGCGCGGCGATCTTCCTCACGCACTGTGAGAGCCAATCCGCGCTGACGGATACGGTTCAGGGCATGACGTTCAGCCTGATCTTCTGTGACGAAGTGGGCGACGGCCCGGAACTCCCGGTCATCGACCAACTGGCGCTCACCCTTCGGGCTCCCGACGTGCCCTTGCGCATGGTCCTCGCCGCAAACCCCGGCGGGAGCCAGCACAGCGCGCTGGCCGACCGCTACGTGACCGAGCGCACCCCTTGGGCTCCGTTCGAGTTCGCGGACCAGCAATGGATTTACGCGCCTTCGACCGTGGATGACAACACCCACCTGCCGGACGCTTACCGCAAGAACTTCGAGGTGTTGAAGCACACGGACCCGGCGCTGTACAAGGCGCACCGCTGGGGCCGCTGGGAGGCGATCACAGGAGAGTTCTGGGCGGGCGTCTGGAACCCGGCCCGCGCGGTGTTCGATCACCACGAGGTTCCGCCGGACGCCTTCAGCTCCTTGAAGTTGTCGGTGGATTGGGGCAGCGCCGCACCCTGCGCCGTTGTCTTGGGCGGCCAGCTCGCCTTTGACCTTCGACTGAGTGACGACCGGGTGATGCCCAAGGGGTCTTGGGTGATTCTGGATGAACACTTCGAACACGACCCGCTGAACATTGCGAAGGGGTCGGGCAGGACGCCCGGACAGATCGCCCCCGACCTGATCCGCATGTGCGCCCGGAACGGAGTGCGCGCACGGGGAGTGATCGACGCTGCCGCAGAGGCCCGAACTGCTGGGCGGATGGAGGCTAGTGTGAGTGATCTATTCCGCGCGGCAGGGGTGCGCGTTTCGCCAGCCCGCAAAGGCCCGAGAATCCCGCGGTGGGAGCAAATGAAAGAGCTGATGGTCAACGGTGAGTTCTTCGTCGCCTCGCGTTGCCGTTTTTGGCTTGCAACGGTGCCCCAGCTCCCCCGCGATCCTCGCCGCCCGGAGGACATCGACTCCTCCGCGAATGACCACATGGCGGACTGCACCAGCTACCTGATCGCAGGCGCGGCCTCCGGCCTCGTGACCGTGGGCGACTTCTCACCGCCGCGCCGCCTGCCCGATACCGGGGACCGGGTGATGTACGTCTGAAAGGAAAACGGCCACCCCGAGGGATGGCCGCTTGCCTTGTAGATGGTGCCGCTTATCTGACTCGAACAGATGACCTACCGCTTACGAAGCGGTTGCTCTACCGACTGAGCTAAAGCGGCGCAATCCTGAAACCGTTATTAAACCTTTATTAGCCTTGCCCTGCAACCCCGTAAGCTCGCGCCGTTACTGGCTTTTCTGGCTCTGGACGTGCTACTTACGAATGCGCTGCTCTACCAACTGAGCTACACCGGCGAAGAGCGCGGAATATACCGCAGGGCGCGGATGGCATCAAGCCGTTTGCAGCCGACCCAGGGCGGCGCATCGTGCCGGCGCCGGGCAGGCCCGAATCGCTCGGGGCGACGTCCGGTCGTCGCGGCCAGGAACCGTTGACAAGCGCGAAATACCCGTTTCAGGCGCACCCCTCTTCTGTTTCATATAAGTCTTGATTAGAATCGCGCCGTTTCGGGGGCAGGAGACATTCCGAACGACAAGACGCGGCGCCGCGGGGACGTCCTCCCCGCGGCCGATCGCGCAGCCTGGCGACAGGCCGCACCCGCCCACCTCCTCTGCGCCCAGCCCACATGTCACTTGCCGAGATCGCGCTCATCGCCATTGCCGCCTTCGCTGCCGGAGCGGCGAATTCGGTAGCCGGCGGCGGCACCTTCTTCTCCTTTCCCGCCCTGCTCGCGATCGGCGTGCCGCCAGTGGTGGCCAACGCCAGCAACTCGGTCTCGCTGTGGCCGGGCAGCCTGGCCGGCGCCTGGGCCTTCCGCCGCGAACTGAGGCGCTTCGCCAGGAGCCTGCCGATGCTCTCGGTGGTGGCCTTCATCGGCGGCATCGCGGGCGGCCTGCTGCTGCTGGCGACCTCGAACGAAGCCTTCGCCCGCCTGATCCCCTGGCTGCTGCTGGTGGCGACCGTGCTGTTCGCCTTCAGCAGCCAGATCTCGGCCCTCGTCAAGCGCTGGAAGCCGGCGCCCGCCGGCGCCGACGAGCGCCACATCGGTCCGGGCGGCTACGTGTTCCAGCTCGTGGTGTCGATCTATGGCGGCTTCTTCGGCGCCGGCATGGGCATCCTGATGATCGCCGCGCTGGCGATCCAGGGCTTCAAGGACGTGCATGAGATCAACGCGCTCAAGAACTGGCTGTCGGCGGTGATCTACAGCGTGGCGGTGGCGACCTTCGCCATCGCCGGCGCGGTGTCCTGGCCGCACACCCTGGTGATGCTGGCGACCGCCACCTTCGGCGGCTACTGGGGGGCAACGATGGCGCGGCGGCTGCCGGCGGTGTGGCTGCGCCGCATCATCATCGCGGTGGGCGGCCTGCTGACGCTGTACTACTTCGGCAAGACGCTCTGAACCCGATGCTGACCGGTCTGTCTGCCGCGCTCGGCGCCGGCCTGCTATGGGGGCTGGTGTTCCTGACCCCGCTCGTGCTCCACGACTATCCGGGGTTCATGCTCGCGGTGGGGCGCTACCTCGCCTTCGGCATGCTCGCGCTCGCGCTCGCCTGGTTCGACCGTAAGGCCCTGGCCCGCCTGACACGCGCCGACTGGGTCGAAGCGGCCAAGCTGGCGGTGATCGGCAACCTGCTCTACTACGCGCCGCTCTCGAGCGCGATCCAGCTCGCCGGCGCGCCGGTGCCCAC